AGATTTCTTGGTCAGATAATGGATCGTGACGGTAACATTACCGATGCTGCTACATTATATGCAAAGAAAGAAGCTACTTTAACTACTGACCTTACTGGATTTTCTAGAGGTCTAAATGATGTGTTTGAGAAAGCACCATGGGCTAAACCATTCTTCTTGTTTGCAAGAACAGGTGTAAACGGTATAGCTTTAACTGCTAAACATACGCCAGGATTTAACTTATTAGTTAAGGAATACAATGACATTGCTAGAGCTACAGCTGATAATTTAGGCGATGTTGCCAAATATGGAATATCAACTGCTGATGAATTAGCTAATGCTAAAGCTTTACAGACTGGAAGATTAGCTATTGGTGGTTCTGTTATTACTATGGCTGCCATGCATTTTATGAATGGAGGGTTAACAGGTAATGGACCAGCAGATAGACAACAAAGAAAAGCTTGGATTGATGGAGGATATAAACCTAGGACAATAACTATAGGTGGGGTACAAGTTGGATACGATTCATTTGAACCTTTTAACCTAATACTTTCAACCATTGCAGATATTGGTGATTACAGTCAGTTAATGGGAGAAGAGTGGACTGAAGATAATCTACAAAAATTAGCTTTAGTTGTAGCTCAAGGTATTACAAGTAAATCTTATTTAGCTGGTATGCAGCAATTCGTAGATTTATTTGGAGGTAGTCCTGGACAGGCAGAAAGGATTGTTGGTGGTCTTATGAACAACATCATTCCTATGAGTTCTGCAAGAAATGAATTAGGTAAACTATTCAACCCACACATGAAAGAGTTGAATGCTGGTATTTTTGAATCTATTAGAAATAGAAACTTAATATCTGAAGGTTTAGCTATTAATGAACTACCAACTAAATATGACTTGTTAAATGGTAAACCAATAAAAGATTGGGATTTTCCAACACGTATGTTTAATATGTTCAGTCCTTTTTCTATTAATTTAGATCAAAGTATTGGAAGAAAACTATTGTTTGAAAGTAAGTACGACATGAGAATGTCTACCTTGTCTTCCCCAGATGGATTAAGTCTTAAAGATAATTCTCGTTTAAGATCTTTATTTCAAAAAGCAATAGGTGAACAAAACTTAGAAGCACAATTAAACAAGTTAGCTGTAGACCCAAGAATTATAAACTCAATCAAACAGATGCAGGGTGATCTAGCAGCTGGAAGAAGAGAGATGGACCCACGTACTGCATACTTACATAATCAGGCAATACATCAATTATTTACTGATGCACGTAGAGCAGCTTGGGCAACATTATTAAATGATCCAGAAGTACTGGAATTAATTGAAGAACAAAGAAGACTAGATGCACAGAATTACAGATCTCTAGTAGAGACTTCTGAATATGAAGAAATTTTAGCCTTATAAATCCACCGCCAAATTAAACAGTTAGAAAACAAATGGCGACAACTGAAGAATATAAAAATGGTGGGAGTGCATCCTACTCATTTTCAATTGAATATATAAAGGCAGAGGATATTAAAGTTTCTGTAGATGGTACAACATTAACCTATACAGCTACTAATCCTCCAGCACAGACAACTGAATACACAGTCAATGGTTCTAACATAATATTTAAGCAAGCTTCTGTATCAGGCTCCACAAATGGTGGAGTTCGTATATATAGAGAAACTGAATTAGAAAATTCTGACTCAGTAACTTTCCATGCTGGTTCCTCTATAAGAGCTGCTGATTTAAATGCAAACCATAAATTAGTTCGTTTCTCAGCACAAGAAAAGAACCAAGAAATAGTAACGGCTGATATTAGAGACTCAGCAGTTACAAGTGCAAAAATTTTAGATGGAACAATAGTCGAAGGCGACCTAGCAAACTCAGCCGTAACTCAAAATAAATTAGCTAACAATTCCGTAGGAACTCCAGAACTAATTAATGGTTCTGTGAACTCTGATAAAATTTTAGACGGAACTATTGTTAATGCTGATGTAAATGCAAGTGCTGCAATAGCTGGTACTAAAATTTCTCCTGACTTTGGATCTCAAAATATAGTAACTACAGGAACTATAAGCACAGGATCTTTTTCTACAAGTGGAACTATTGATGGCAGAGATGTAGCTGCTGATGGTACTAAATTAGATACTATAGAAACAAATGCTAAAGACGATCAGACGGCAGCAGAAATAAAAACACTACTACAATCTGACAAGTTAACTTCTAGTGAAATAGCAACAGGTACTTTAGACAACAGATACTTTACTGAAACGGAATTAACTAATGGTGCATTAGACGGAAGATATTTTACAGAAACAGAGTCAGACGCTAGATACTTTAACGTAAGTACTGGAGACACTATTAAAGATGGTGATACATTTCCAGACAACGACACAACTATTGCTACAACCGCAGCTATCAACGACAGGATAATTGACCTTGTTGATGATGTTGGTGGTTTTGTACCGATAGCTAATGAAACAAGTTTTCCTACTTCTAACCCAGATGTAAATGGTGGAGCTGGAACTATAGTTTCAGTCAAGGCAGCTTCAACTAACTTAGTCCCAAGTACAAATGTAGTTACGATTGCAAATGGTAGAGGAAGTGGATTACCAGTTAGTATTATTGGCGTAAATGCAACAATACCTTCTGGTTTTGGATTCTTAGTAGAAACAACATCTACAGATCATACATACTCATTTCATAGATTAGTACCAAAAGCAACAGAGGTTACAACAGTTGCTGGAAACGTAGGAAGTGTAAACACTGTTGCTGGAGCTATCAGCAATGTTAATGCTGTAGCTGGTAACGCATCGAATATAAATACAGTAGCTGGTATAAATTCAAACGTAACGACAGTAGCTGGTATTTCATCCAACGTTACGTCCGTAGCAAATAATTCAAGTAATATAAATGCCGTTCAAGGTAACGCAACAAATATAAATGCTGTAGCGGGAAACAATTCAAACATCACTGCTGTAGCTGGTAACGCATCAAATATAAATAGTGCAGTATCTAATGCTAGTAACATTAACTCTGCTGTATCTAATGCAAGCAATATAACTACAGTTGCAGGGTCTATATCCAACGTAAACACAACTGCTGGAAGTATCTCAAACGTTAACTCAGTAGCCAGCAATATGGCTAATGTAAATAACTTTGCAGACAAATATCAGATTGCATCCAACAACCCATCAACAGATGGTGGTGGTAATGCACTTGCTGCTGGAGACTTATACTTCAACACTTCTGCTAACGAACTTAAGGTTTATAACGGCAGTTCCTGGCAGGGTGGTGTAACTGCTACTGGTAGTTTTGCTGCTACAACTGGTAACACATTTACTGGAGATAACAGATATAACGATGGCGTAAAAGGTCTGTTTGGTACAGGGTCAGATTTAAAAATTTTTCACGATGGAAACAACAGTTATGTACAAGATTCTGGAACTGGAAATTTAATAATTGCTGGATCAGCAGTAAATATATTAAATGCTGCTGCTAACGAAAGCATGGTACGTTGTACTGAAGATGGGTCAGTAGAACTTTGGTATGACAACGATAAAAAGTTAGAGACGACCTCATATGGAATAGCGACTGATAGTATACGTACGGCAGGGTTTTCAATACCCAGAACACAAGTTGGCGGAGCTGACTGGCTTACTTTTGGTCATGGTGGTGCAAGTAGTTTTGGTGAGCTAGATTGTATAACTGGCATGATGAGAATAAAAGCAGGGGAAATACAGTTAGCAAACCGTTTTGGTAATGTAGAAATGCTAACTTGTAATTCCTTTGGTTCAGTAGAGATATTTCATAATGGCAGTAAAAAGTTTGAGACAACTTCAACTGGTGTAACTGTTACTGGAAGTTTAACTGCTACTGGCAACCTTTATGCTGGTTCACTTAGATTTAATGACAACCAAACTGCTTATTTTGGAACAGGTAATGACCTACAAATCTATCATGGTGGTTCAAACTCCACGATTAGAGATAGTGGTACTGGTGCATTAAACTTAGATGCAAGTTTACTTCAAATACATAATGCAGATGCTACAGAAATATTAGCTAAATTTACTCCAAATGGAGCCGTAGAACTCTATTACGACAACAATAAAAAGCTTGAAACTAAAAGTACTGGAGTTGGAGTAACAGGAACACTAGATGTTGGTACTGTAAATTCAACTGTAGATAGTTCTGATAATTCACTTTTAGTACAAACAACAACTTCTGGAGATCCTCGTTTAAAACTTGCTGCTGCTGGTTCTGGTGGTCATGATATAGAATATATCCGTAGTACTAATACTCTTCAGTTTAAACAGGCTGGCGGTTCAGTTCGCTTAAAGATTGATGCCACTGGACATTTAATGCCTGGCACCGATAGCCAATATAATATAGGAAGTAGTAGTGTTAGATTTGCAAACATATATGCTGACACATTATATGGTGATGGATCAAACCTTACAGGTATTAATACAGACTTAGTATCTGACACCTCACCACAGCTAGGCGGTGACTTACAAAGTAATGGTAACGATATTGATTTTGCTGATAACGATAAAGCAATATTTGGAACATCTGGTAATTTAGAAATTTACTCAACTGGTTCTGAATCACTTATACATGAAAATGCTACAGGTAATTTAAAAATAAAAGGTTCTAATTTAAGACTAGCTGATAGTAGCAATAATTTATATGCGTTTATGACAAGTGGTGGTGCAGTTGAAATGTACCATAATGGAGTAAAAGCTCTTTCAACTACCACAACTGGAGCTGCTATATATGGTCGAAGCGGGAATGGTATTTTTGACATAGTTCCTACTGGATCTGCTGCATATTCAATTTTAAATTTTTATAATGTTGGTCAATCCTCCAATGCACAGATTCTTTCTAGTTATGGGTCGACTCTTTATGTAGGTTCTGGAGGTACTGGTGATGTTATTTTAAGAACAGGAAATAGTCAAAACAAAGTTAGAGGTGTTCATAACGGAGCAACAGAGCTTTATCATTCATCAAATAAAAAGTTTGAGACTACAAGTGGTGGCGTTAGTGTTACTGGAACCGTAAGTGCTACATCAGGTGGAGGTAACTTTGGTAATCTTTCTGTAGGAGTATCAGTTACAACTAATACAATTCAAGCAACAAACACTAACGGAACACTACATTTACAATATAGTGTACCTGGAGATATACGTTGTAATGAGGGTGGTGGTGCTTTACAAACTCGTGTTATAAAACCAGAAAGTAATAATACTTATGATTTAGGAACTGATGCTAAACGTTGGAGATACGTTTACATGAGCGGAGGATTTAATAACTCTGGTTATGTTTATAGTAATTTAACTCCTAGTAGTAACAACACTTTCGATTTAGGTACAACAAGTAATCGTTGGAGAAACGTCTACACCAATGACCTTCACTTATCTAACGAAGGACATTCAAACGATGTTGATGGTACATGGGGTAACTGGACAATACAGGAAGGAGAATCAGACTTGTTCTTAAAAAATAATCGTTCTGGCAAAAAGTATAAATTTAATTTAACGGAGGTATCATAATGGCATTTTATGGTAGTGGATCTGGTCTCACTAATATTAGAAAGTTTGTCGGATCACAAACATTTACCAGCAGCGGAACTTGGACTAAACCATCAGGAACTACTTATATTAAAGTAATAGTTACTGGTGGTGGAGGTGGCGGTGGTGCTACCAATTATGACGATACAGCTGCTGGTGGTGGAGCTGGAGGAACTGCAATTAAACTTATTGATGTCAGCTCAATTTCTAGCGTAACCGTAACTGTTGGAAGTGGTGGAGCTGGTGCTCCTCTTAACGCAAACGGTAATGTAGTTGGAGGTACATCATCCTTTGGCTCTTATTGTTCTGCTACTGGTGGTGGTAGATCCGCAGGCGAATGGTCTATCGCTGGTACTGGTGGTAGTGGATCTGGTGGTGATATAAATTTTCTTGGAGGTGACGGCCAAGGCGGTCACATTGACCTTACTGCTAGTTATGTTACCGGTGGCACTGGTGGTGCTTCTTACTGGGGTGGTGGTGGTAGAGGTGCTAGTAGACAAGCACCAAGCTATAATCAATCTGGACGAAGTTATGGATCTGGTGGCGGTGGAGCTTCAAATAGTAACACAAGTAGTGATGGTAAAGCTGGTGTTGTTCACGTTGAGGAGTACGCATAATGAAAGCACTTATTTTTGAAGGAAAAGTTGTTGATATTCAAGAAAAAGAATTTGAGGTACATCCAAGCATGACTTGGGTAGATGCTACTGAAGATACTGAATTTCATGGAACTTGGGACGGAAGTAAATTTGGTCCAGCTGATACTAGAACTGACGAACAAAAAACTAAAGACGCTTGGGCAGAACTTCGCAGTTTTCGTGATACTCGATTAGCTACAACTGATTGGATGGCATTATCTGACGTTACTATGTCAGATGCTTGGAAAAAATATAGACAAGATCTAAGAGATTTACCAGATAACACATCTGATCCAACAAAACCTACATGGCCCACTAAACCTGATTAATTAAAAATGGCAATTACAAAAACTTGGGAAGTAAACACCCTAGAAAGAGAACTAGCTGACGGCTATGTTAAAAAAGTTAT